TGCAGGGGCTCTTCTTGCTGCAGTTGCTTTTATGCTTTTACGCGTACGCAAACTAGCCGCTGCTTTAACTGCTGGTGTTATCTTATTAGCTTGCTTCTTCTTGCTGTGTTTAATCTTAGGTGATTTACTTACTTTTACGTTCTTCTTTCCTTTGAAAGGCTGCAAGGTTTCAATAACTAATTTCTTTTCAAATATCTCTACAAAAGAGTCGGAACCGGGAAGCTCTGCTATAGACATATTCGAATCTAATTGTTTGATCGCCTTAAGAAGTGCTTTTTGTAGTTTTTGCTTTTTTGCGCCTGATATACCGCCTTCCTGAGCGTTAGCCCTTTGAGAACCTAAAAACACTTCCATAGTATTAGTTTTGGTGTTTCTTATTAAATCTAGGTTGATCTGATTGCTTTTTAACCAAGCCGTTAAATGCTTTTTAGTGATAGCCTCCTCGTCTAGTAAGGAGTTATCAATTGCATCACGTACCTGAGATTCTACAATACCTTTTAAGTGGTTGTGCTCTAGATTCCATAGACTTTTGCTTTTTAAATTCGCTGTCTCGTTTAGTATTTTCTTAATACTTGAGTTCAAAGCAGAGGCAGTAGCCCCATAGTTGGAGTCATAAGTAGAACGTATCTGTATAAACCTATCTTGTCCAGAAGCATCAAAAGTTGCTTCAATTCTAGAGGCTGTAAACTTACGTATAGTAACCCCCGAGTCTCTTGCGGCAACTGCTCTTACTGCTTTACCTGTCTGTCGTATAAGTTTTTTAACAGCAGGGTCTACGTCTTTTAGTATTGCCATTACTTCTTTCTTTGAAATACCAGAAAAGTTCTTCTCTAAACGGTCTTTTATACCTCGTCTAATTGCTCTTCTTGTGATTACAAAAGCGTGGAAGCGAACATTTGCTATTTTTCGATACTCGTCTCCTGTTACCAAAAGCTCATTGTGCAGTTTTGTCAGAAAAGCCTTCTGGCTTTGGACACTCACTTAGAAGTTCTTATAAAGATCCAGAACACGTTTGATATGGTCGGGGAAGCCTACATTACCAGACTGCCCAGACGTACCTTGATTCTGGATGCTTGCGCCTGATAAAGTTTGACGCTGCTTGTACTCGTCTTTATGATAGTATGTAACTAAATCAATTACTGCAAGTTTGAGGTCTGCAGGTGTGGCTGAATATCCACCTTTATAGGTAACTTTAACAGAGCCTGGGCCGGGTGCAAAGCTTTTGTATCCAGAAACGCCATCGGTTCTTAGTATGCTATCAGTCTCCATATCCACATAGTACTCTCCGTTTGTCTCACTAAGAGTGTTATATGTGGAGGTGAGGCTTTCTCGTTCTTGTACAGAAACTATCTCAACAATAGGACTCTGTTCGAGAGATAACATATGAGAGCTATAATCTATATTGAAAGTTTCAACCTTGTTAGTATCATAATAGTCTCTAATGCCGTTGTTGCAATAAGTTTTTACTAATTGGCTCACAGAAGTCATCAAAGACTCCAGACGTACATCATCGCCGTAGCCAGTAATTTTCATAGCTTCTTTGTATTCGTCTAAAGTAATTAAATTTGCCATTTTCTATAAGTCCATTAGTAAAAACTTAGGGGAGCGAACTCCCCTTCGTTTTTTACTCTGTTACAATTATGCGTAAGATGCACGTACTACAGGAGCGTTACCAGCAGTGCCGGCTTCAATCTGATTGAAACCAACAGACTGAGAAGCTACCAGCGCGGTACGCTGCTGAGCTACTGAGTACTCGCTCTCGATGCCAACACCTTTCAGGCGTGGGATCAGGTAGTTATTAACATTAACAGCACAAGCTGCAGTAGTAGTTTGAGCGTCGCCAGCATTCAAGTTACTAGCAAGAATGTCAGAAGCAATTACGGGAGAACCGTAAATAGTACCGATCATGCCAGTTACTTTAGAAGCCAAGTCAGAACCAACTTCAGTGATGTCAGTGAAGCCAGGGCCGTCGATAAGCTGTAAGTAGCCATCAACAGGAAGGATGTATGCAACATCAGAAGCATTCATACCAAACTTACCCATGTCTTGACGCATCGCCAATAGACCGTTTGCAGTGATTTCTTGAGCACTTGAAGCGTCGATAGCAGTCTGAACACCAGTGGAAGCGGTAGATGTATCAATATCACCAGTAGGTGCAACACCATAAGCGCCAGTTACTGTATCAGTACCGTCGACACCTACAAGACCTTTACTGACTGAAGCAGAGCCAGCACCAACTAGACACATGCTATCCATTGCACGAGCGTGTGAACGAGCAAGAGCAGAAGAGATCATTGGAAGCATAGCAACCAAAGTAGCTTCGTCAGTATCATTGCTCAGGAAAGTACCAGCAATCAAGCGATATGCACGCAAGATAACCTGGCTAGTAGCATAAGCATCGGTGCCACCAGCAATACTGTTAGTAAGAGTGTTGTCAGTACCAGTGATACCATTAGCGCCAAAACTAGCAAGGCCAGTATCTGGAGCAACTGGAAGTACAGTAGCAGAAGAACCAACAGCTAACTCACGGAAAAGACCAGCAACACGCTGCTCTAAACGTACAGCTTCAGTGAAAGAAGTCTCAACGCTTTGGTCGATACCATCAGCAGTATAAGTAATATCTAGACCAGCTTTTTCGGCGATACCACGAGCGAAGTCAGTGCCATAGCCTTTACCAGTGATAGCACCAAGTACTTTAGCCTGCAAGAAGTCGTTGCCCCAAGCAGAAGTATCGCCTTTCTGACGGCCAGAGAAGTCACGCTTGCTGTTACGCATAGCTTCCAACTCAGCAGTTTTCTCAGCAACCTGTGCTTCAAACTTCTTAGTGACTTCCTGAAGCTCACCTTCTTTAGCTTCGTTAAAAGCTTTTTCCATATCGGCTTGTAAAGCTTCTACGCCAGTTTGAATACCGCTTTCGATGGTTGATTTAATTTGTACGCCTTCAGCTGCTTTAGCGGCTTCGGCTTCTTGAGCTGCTTTAGCTACTGCTTCGTCAGCTGCTTTTTGCTCGGCTTGCTTCATAGCAATCTTAGCAGCTGTATCTTCAGCTACCTTCTTTGCAAAAGCTTCCAAGTCGATGTTTTGATTGTCCATTTTGATCTCCTGATCTGCGGAATTAGTTTCCGCGCTTTTCGGTGTGTGGTCACTAGCTATATTTGAAGAGATATCTTCGTCCTTAGCCAGAGACTGACCGGCTAGATCTACACGATTAGTGAAAGTTTTTTTGAATTCTTCGTACTCATCAGATGAGTCAAAAGACTTCGCGAGCGAAAAAGTAGCTGCCTGGTTACAAGGTACGGAAACAACCGATACCTCAAACAACTCAGCGTCCTTAATCATTAGTCCATCAGTTTCCTTTAGGTAATCCGCGTCCTTGACTTTGAAACCGACGGAAAAGGCTCCAAGGACACCGTCTTTAACGAGTTCAGCAACATTGCCAGGGGCATTTTTGCTGATCTTACATTCGAGTTCTAAACCATTTGGTCCTGCTTTCATACCTGTGGCTCGACCAATTGGTCTGTCATAGTCATGATTAAACAGAATAATTGGATTTTTCTCAAAGTTTTGTAATCCACCTTTAGTCCAAGCCTCAGCTGAGATTGTATCACCTGCGCGATCAAAATCTGCTGTACTAGCCATACCACGGATCATTACTGATCCATCGTCTGATTCTGCGGCCTTGAAAGTAGATGTTAGATTAAAAATCTTATTCATATTATTTCTCTACAGTACTTGCCCTGAGTGCTGCTAAAGGGTCTTGTTTTATGGGCTCTGGCTCATCTTTAATAGGTTGAGCTAGTTCCCAGTATTCTGGGTGGTGCTTCTCGAACAGTTCTAACATTTTAGGGTACCCACCTATGGTATGTACCATTACTTTATCTGTTACAGGCTTTCTGCCGTCTCGCTTGAAAGCAGCGTAAGACTTAGGTAAGCCGTGCTCTGCGAAGTATGCTGCTAACTTCTTTAGCAGTTGTTTATTATACATCTTCCTCTTCCTGAGGCGGTCTTCCGCCCTCATCTGGGTTTGCTGCTGATCCTGCAATATTCGCAGGAACTCTTATATCTTCTGCTTCTTCTCTAGTATCGTATCCTAATGCTTCACGAGCTTCGTTCGGGCTAATAATACCGCCATTTACTAGTGAGGTATAGTACGCTGCACTGTCTCGTAGCTCTGGCTGTAAAGCCGGTACGTTTGTTACGTCTTCTACAATCTCAAAACCAAAGAAACGGGAGAACCCTGAGTTTAGTTTCGCAACGATAGGTAGTATGGTCTCAAGGTAATATAGTCTCATATTCGGACGAATATTTGCGTTGTTACCTGAATCTAAAAGAATAGGAGGTACTCCCATTGCTTTTAAAATAATCTTTTCATTCTCAGCAATAGAGGTTTGAAAGTCTAAATCTTTAAAACTTACATTTGAAATCTTGTCTAGCTCAATACCACCGTCAAGAATAAGAGGGCGTCTGCCACCAGTATCTGGTCTATAACGACTCTGCCAAGAGACCATCATGCGTTCTTTAATTTTATCAGACAAAGTATTCGGAGATTTTAGTACTAGACCTGGAACAGCTCCGTTCTTAAAGAAGTTATCTTGGAAGTCTCTCATTCGGCTAATAAGTTGCATAGTGCGGAGCGCAGGCTTCAGGCGTGATACGCCTCGATAAACATCATAGAAAGAGTTGTCTTTGATGTGGATAATTTCTTCCGGGCTGTACTCAATATCATTATACATATACTTCTCAATATAAGTCCTAGAGTCTCCATGTATTGTTACCTTGTCAGCAGGTAGATGATAGAGGTGGGCCCCATCAAAGTATACAAAAATGTTGCCATCAAGCATAAAATCAGTAATAAGATTACGTCTAAAAGTGTTGATGTCTTGGAAAGGGTTTGGTTCTTTTGTGAGCAATAACTCAACTTTAGATCTCTTCACGCCTTTAACAATACCTGGTCTAGCCACAGGCTTGACGGTGGTATTAACACCCGCTGTGTCGTCTACGACAATGTTGACGGCTCTATTTACAATCTCTAGGCTTTCGTAGTAATGCTCGTAATTGGATGTGTATTCACGAGAAGATTCAGTTTTTCCGCCGCCCATATATTGCTGACCCGGATTAAGTTTCTCAACTTCTTCCGTTCCCGCTTTATTTTGAAAAGGATTATACCAAGCCATGTTTTTCTCTTTGAATCTCTACCCAGCGCATTTGTTTCTTTGCAGTCCCTAGCGCAGGGTCTTTGCCATATATTTTGTGAAGGCTTAAGTGGTGCGTATGGCACAGTGTTACTGTGTGATCATACAGCTCGGCACTATGCTCTTCAATGAAGTCGTCCCTGAGTGCTTGTATATAGTCAGGG